AAGTCCAAAAGTGGGTATTCGGTGTCTTAGCTTCAAAGAGGGAGATGGAGATAGAGAATAACCGTTCTCATCAACTTCTTCGGACTCTGAGTGAAAGAAAACGGGGACTTGGTTTTTATCCCAAGTCGAGACAGCAAGAAAATAAGCCTCCCTAACCGAAAGTCCACCATTATTAAACTGATGCGGTAGAAATCTAAAGGCGATAGGTATTCCAACCTGATAGAAGACTCCACTTAAAAGGTCTGTTACCGAGAAGAGACTTGGTTTTTCATCATTACAAACAGAAAGCTTTGCAATTGTTGTTTTATCGAAGGATCTAATCTCGCTACAAAATCTATCCATGGTAGCTTTTCTTGCACCATAAGCACTACCAATTCTAATAACAACCGAGGTTTCCCTGACACCAACCTGCTCCAAAAAAGAGCAAAGTGATGAAATCATTCCTCTGGTAGTTTCAACCACTTCTGGTATTTGACTACCTAAGAAATAGTAATTAGGCAAGTAAAAGAAAATTCTTTGCTTACTACTTTTAAGAAATTGGAAAATCTCCCACACCTTAGAAGAATCGTCAGACCCTTCTTCAATAGATGAAAAATCCAAAACTTGGAATCCCTGAGGAACCTCAAAGCACGATACAGGAATACCTCTATCACTATCAAGTTTTAGGTTATCTAGGATCAAAGATAGGAACTGCGAAACGCCTGCCAGGGATTGAGGTATCTCCCTGTTAATGTAGCCTATTTTGTTTAAGTTCCTGCTTAGAATCATCAATACATCTTAGCAGTAAAAAGAGTGAAAGTTTCTAACTTCCTATAGCCTCGATGCCAAGTTTTGTGTTGTTGTAAACAGTAGGAGAATTGTAAACCCCACCCGGCATGGTATCCAGCTTAAAGTGAGAGATAATTTGCTTATGTCCTTTATCGCCATTGTCAACGAATTCAACCGAATCCGGGATAAGCTCTAATACCTCCTCTGTGTCCTTTCCTTTAGTGTGAACCTGAACGAAATACTTATAGGATTTGTTGTCAGGGGCTCTTTCAGCTCTAACGATCATTCCAGCAACTTTCTTCTCAGAATCTACAGGCTGTCCAATAACAATATCACCAACCTGAAATTGCGATCCTCTTACATTCCTCTTTACATTTGGATCAGGACCAACAGAAACGGAAAGATCCTTATAAGGCTTATATTGAACCTTGAATATACCATTTGCCCCACCATATCCGTAGGTGTCTCCAAAAACACCAACGTCAAAAAATTCATTTATGGTTTTAATGTACCTCAAGGATAAATTTATTTATACTATTTATCTGAACTCTCCTTAGATTTCTTTTCATCTAAGATTTCCTGGATTTTTCCAGCAAGTTCATAATTTTCGGACTTAAGAGCTTTTTTGAGCATTTTATTTAGCACACTTTCCTCCGAAGAAATCTCTTCCTTAGCATCAGGAGCGGCATTAACAGTGAGACAAATACGCTGTGGAGCATAAACAACCTCTAGTCTTGAATCGAATTGAATATCATCCAACTCGTCATCACCAAAATCCTCCTCAGGCTCATTGTTGAAAATAATATCCCAATCCTGATTAAACCAGGTAATCATCCACGGTCCATATCCAAATTTAGAAACGTCGTTATTGATTACAAATCTAAGTAGGGACTTGAGTTCGTTTTTAACATCATTCTTAGTAAGATCCTCGCTATAGATCTTTCTTTTCAGCCCAGGAATTACTTCGCTACCCTCACCAACTCCGAATTTAAAAACTTTGTGTATTTCAAAAATGGTATCCCAATCTAAACTAGACAATACCTTTTCTATTAATTTCCTGAAATCCTTTCTCATAAAAAATCTAATTAGGGAACATCTTATATATCACACAATCACTTTTTCATCATAGTGACTTGTTCCCCTATAGATCTCATCCAATTCTCATATTTTTCCGGATAGAATCTTTTCAGATCAGAAAGGTCTCTTAATGATACCTCGTACTTGTTTGCTACAAACTCCTCGATAGATTTATCGATCTCAATATCGGAGGTTGGGGCTGTCTTATTTTTGGATTTTTTGGTTTTGGTGAAGATCCAACCAGGCATTCTGGTATAATGCTTGCTCAGCGTGTCGTGCCACCAATCCACAACAGGCCTTGGTAAAATCTTTGTGTGGTTGAACTGATCCGCCTGGATAGGAAATTGGATGGACATTATCCGGTTAATCATAAAGAAATTTCTAACCTTATCGTTCCTGGAAACCTTATCCCAGTCTTTATCCTTCTTGAAAATTGTTTTAACTACATCAAATAATTCCATTATCCAAAGTTTTTAAAGGGGTCAAATTGACTAGGAGCATTTTGTGAGCTTATCCAGCTTGTTCCCTCAAGAATCTTCACCCTATCGAGGGTAATAGATTTTTTAGGCAAGGATATTCCTCTTTTTAATTCCTCTACGGTTCCTTGAATTACCTCCTGTGGGATTACGGTCTTGTCCAACCACATGAGTTTATAATTTCTTTTTAGATTCTCAGCAGCTTTTTCCCGATTATCCTTGTTGTCTATATCCTTGAGAAGTCTAATACAATAGCCTGCAGTCCACTCCAGGAATTGGTCGTCTTCAATAAGTTCAGCAAAGGGAAGTTTAGCCCATTGTGTTGATTGCAAGGATTCCATAACAGTCTCAGCTTTCTTGGGGGTAACTCTTTGGGTTTTTGATCCTGCTTGTACCTCCCATATACCTGGGACAGCATCTCCCTTATCACCAACAAGCATTTTAATGAAAATGAAATCCCTAGGATTAATTTCATTTACTTCAACCTTCTTAATAAATTCCTTAAGCTTATCTTTATCTGGGTCCATTACACTGCCCATATCAAATACACTTGCCTCTGTGTTTTTATTAAGCCAGTTATCCTCCCAGCCTTCGGGCACAGAGAGAATATTGTTTTTAGAATTTGCGTTCCAAACTATGGTCCAATTATCTTTTTTCCATCTAGCCAGCTGATGTAAATCCTTATCCCCCGAAATGATGATACAATTTTCACCCTTGGTATTTAGGTAATCAGCCCAGAAATAAAGCAAATCATCACCTTCAGCTCCATTTACTTTGGAAAATATAAATCCCATTTTTTCAAGGTGTTCCCCGTAAGAAGTAAGGAGGTTAAAGAAAACACTCCAATCAACTTCCTCATCCTTCACCCTGTTGGATTTATAACCTCCACCTTCAATTTCAACATCCTTTCTCCAACTCCTACTGTCAACAGTAAAAACTAGCTTTCCACCAATAGGAATAGATCTGAGGGATGATGTTAGGTCAGTCGATATTTTTCTAATAAACATTGACTGCTCATTTTGGGTTCCTAAGATATCGCCAGGGTTTTTATTCCCATATCCACCAAAAACACCAAATGTTTTATGAAATATGTAGTTTCCGTCAATAAGTACGTTAATCATTGCTATAAAATTTTAAATTTCCCCAATCACCTACACTGTCAAATAAAGGATCAGTAATCATCTCGTCATAATCAAAAAAGTTCTTAAAGTCATCATAGTCTGCTTGAAGCCTTCTTTCAAGCTTATCAGCATCGTTTCTTTTAGATAATCGAGACCTTCTTACATCCTCGGCTATATCCAAATAAACCACAAAAGACTCTTCCCTATCTCTGGGTTTCATAGAAGACAAACCAGAGGGTGTCATAATAAAAAGATTACTCGAGTTAAATTCGTCAAGAGAAGTACCGTAAACCCAGCCATTGAAAATAACATGCTCATAGAATCTATTGGTTTCAATAAATTCATGGATTGCAGTATCCAGGGATATAAAGTGATAATCCTTCCCGTCAATTTCTCCGTGGCGCGGTGGCCTGCTTGTGTGGGATACACAATATTTAAATCCTCTGTCTTCTAGTTTTTTCCTAAGATGATCTTTACCTGAACCCCCTTTACCTACTATAATAAGCCTTTTCATATTCTATTTCCAAAAAACCTGAATAAGGATAATCATTAATGCTAGTAACAAACAAACAAAGGTTTTCAAGTTGACTCCCTCTCCTAAAATTATCCAACTCCAAAAGGATACGACAAATGCTCCAATCGAAAATTGTATCAATCGAACTTTCCAAACACTTTCCCAGGCAGTGTACCCGATTCTTGCACCATACACAAAAAGTATAGAAAGGAGAATTCCAAGGATACCAATATTAAACCAGTTGTTGTTTTTAAACCATTCCCATCTCACTTGGGAAAACTGCTGGAACCATGCACCGGATTGTGCAAGGGCTATAATTAAGAAAAATACTAGTCCCTGCTTATTCATCGGTTTGACTCTCAATTAGGTTAAATCTTTCTAGAGCTCTTCCCTCATCAGTAATGGACCATGCCCATTTACCAAAATCCTCGTTTCCTGGAAAGATTTCTCTCTCATTCAATTGGATACCAAATACTACCTTTGGTTTGTCTATCTTTCTCTTAAATATCTCAAACCCTACTGTTTGTCCAGTGCTTGGCTCTATTTGTTCATACATCATTGTTCTTTCACCTCTTTTATAAAATTTGTAGAGGTAAGTGTTCTTTCTTATTTCTTCAGGTAATAAATCCATTAGTCTACTAGTTTTTGTATCTTAAAAATCAGAGACAACAAACTCACTACTGGATCAATAACCAGTTGTCTCTGTGCCTGGTGATGAGCAACCTCAACTACTACTGCTGGAATAATCTTAGCGTACGTAGATTTATTCTTCATGATCCATTGTATAAACTCCTCCCCTAAAGCAGCCATAACATCATCGACCTTAGATGAATATTGACCAACTATCACCTGGTAATTACCAATCGGATCCTTAGAAGAAAAGATCATATTGTAGAGATCATCATATGACCAGCCAGAATCCCTTACCCTAGAAATATCAATTGTTTGAACTCCTTCGATAACCCAGGATTGGATTCGGTTTAGGGAAGATCTAAGATCTGGGAAGTACTCCTTCTCAAACTCATCAAGAGATGCATCGTCAATAGAGATGCTCAACTTCCCAAGAATTAGCTTGATCCTACTTCTCCATTCATTTCGTAAAAACTCCTCCTCTGCTTGATTTATCGGATCGAAATTGATAACCTCAAACCTACTTTGAATAGCTTCTGGTACTTTATTCAGCCAATTACAGGTTGCAATAAACCTAGTATTGGAAGCAAACTTTTCGATTGTTCCCCTTAATGCCTTATAGAATTGATCAGAAGCACCATCAAACTCATCCAGTACAACCACTTTTTTAGATGACTTCCCATCCATGATACTCATGGTGGAACAGAATTCATTTATCTTGGTCCTGATGGTATCAACAGAGCTCTCGTCAGATACATTTATAAAAATGTGTGGGAGATCGTTGGAAAGAATCTTTGCTAAAGTTGTCTTTCCACACCCAGGAGATCCTGCTAATAAAACATTATGGTTAAGTCCCTTTTCGTCGAACAATTTTCTGATCCTGTCTGGAAGGATCATATGCTTGATTTGTTTGGGTCTTAACTTCTCTGTGAGGAGTTGGTCTATCATAAAAAAGCTCTTTATTCTTGTACAGAAAAAAGAGCCTTAAGTTTCCCATTTAGAACAAGTTAGAGATGTCGTCGGGGAACATCTTATCAGTCCTAATCTCAATAAATCTTGGCAGGAATAAGCTTCGATTTTGATGCTTATCCGTAATAGGCACATTGTATTGAACAGCAGCAATTCTACCGATCAAATCATCTGGGTTTTGGCTCAATGTCTCAAGATCGAGATCTGTAAATCCTGCACCAATTTTTACGTTTAGTGTTTTTGATTGGTCAGTACAAATAAGTCCTCCTATGAATCCCTCTCTTTTACCCTCTCCTGGATACCATCCAACTACCACTAAGTCGCAATCATTTACTTCTTTAAGCTTAATCCAGCTTTTGCTTCTTTTGCACTCATATAAATGATCATTCTTGCAAATAACCCCCTCACCACCTTTAGAAACGATATCCTTATAGATTATCAGGGTATCCTCCATGGAATCTACCTCCCACATCTGACCGAGCCTAATGTTGGAATCTTCAGGTAGAAAGTTCAACGTCTCTGCAAGAGACCTTCTTCTCTCTGTATACAGTACAGAGCCCTTTCCTTTTTCAAGTGTTGCATTGTCCTCCAAGTCAAACACATTAAAAAGGAAATTGTCATCTATATTATCAGGGGCTGTTCCTTTTAAAATCTGAGTTACCTTTCCAGAAACTGACTTTCTATCGAAATCTGTTAGCTCACCATCATAAAATACATTAGTGTGACCAGCCTTATCTGAGATTGTGGAAAGGTCCTTCGCAATCTTGCTTAATTTGGAAGAGTCTAGCTCATTGAATGCACGTGTATAAAAAGAGAATGACCTGTCAGGATTCATCATAGCTATAACCCTAACACCGTCATACTTCTCTTCACAATAGATTTTGTCCCAGGTTTCAATCTCCTCCTGCTTGTCAGTTGCAAGCATTAAAGACGGATCCGGGATAATCTCAGACCCAACTGCTTTATTGATCAACTTAGCACCTAGCCCGATATTCATCCTTTTAGTTAGGACTTTCATGAGCATCTTCCTTATACCCAGATCAACATCGCTGTCGGGATCAAAAGTGTGCTCAAGAAGATCCTCAGCCCTTTGTCTAAGGGAATCATTTGCAGCAGGTGCAGCTTTAAGCTCTTCCACCAATGTTTTAAATGTGTTCCAAAACTCCTCAGGGTCTCTCTGGTATTTTCTTCCAGGAGTATGTGTATTAAGATTCAACTTGTGGAGCTTTGTTGTAATAAATGGATTGAAGCAAACATCCAAAAGGTATTCCATTTCATTAGACAAATTCTCTGAAATGAGTGTTTGCTTTACCTTCTGAGATCCATTACCAGAAAGGCTTTCTATCTCCATAAATATCTCCAGTTCCTTCTTCATATGCTTTTATTATAATACAAATATAAGAAACCAAAACGTACTAAAAAAATGATCTAAATCAAAATAGGCTCTCCAGAACGGCTTGTGATAACCCAAGAATTTTTAAGAAGTGTCATATAAAGGTTATTGGAATCTACCGGTACTGCTCCGGATACTTGACAAACCAAAGAACCAGCAAGATTTGATATTCTCAAGCAATCGAGATAAGAGACGTTATTTGTTAGCAGAAGCATGAAAACAGCACTAACGGTATCACCCGCTCCAGAAACGTCAGTTACCTCTATTTGGATTCCATCGACCTGTTCGAAATCTGAATTCGTCTTTAACATCATACCATCCTCGGAAAGGGTAAGCAAAACTCCCCTAAAACCAAAAGAGTCCATCAAAGAATCCATGAGTTTCGTGGTACGTTTTAAGTCAATTGCTTCAGGCTGTGGAATATTAAGGGATGACTTAAACTCACTAAGATTTGGTTTTATCCAGGTAGATCCAATATATTTGGAAAAATCTCTATCCTTAGGATCGGTCAGAGTAGGGATTTCCAGCTCGGTGCAGATATCAGTTATCTTACTTATAAGCTCCTCCCCAAGCATTCCCTTCCCATAGTCTTGTATAATAACACCGTCCATCTGGTGTATAATGTTTTTAAAGGATTCCAATACCTCATCCTGGATATCAGATGTCAACGGGTCACTTGTCTCGGAATCTATTCTAACAATCTGATGACTATTCCCAATAACCCTGGTTTTTTCTACGGTTGGTCTAGAGATATCGGTTATCATAAGCGAGTGTATATTCTTCTCACCGAGAAGATTGTCGATCTCTACAGATCCCTGGTCATTACCATAAACACCTAGAAGCCAGCATTCAGACCCGAAAGAAGAAACATTTTGTGCGACATTTGCTGATCCACCCAAACAATATGTTGAATTTGATTTTAGCACTACAGGTACTGGTGCTTCCGGAGAAACCCGATAAACCTTACCATAGATGTAATGGTCTAATATAACATCACCAACTACCAGAATTTTCTTTGAAGACAGGAGATCCTTTAGATCCATTTAGATAAAATTATAGGGTGAATGACTCGCCTCCGCCTTCCTCTCCGCCCTCAGATCCGGCTTCCTTAGCCTTTTCCTCAGCAAGCTTAGCTTCAGCTTCCTTATATTTCTCGTTCTTCTTATATTCGTCCATGGTTAAACCGAGATACCTTTTAATCAGGAATTCTTTGTCAAAATAAGATTCCTCTTCCTCGCCAATCTTTTGCTTCATTTCACCAAGGTCATTTATAAACTGGGTGCGTTTTGTATAGTTTTGCAATTGAATAAACTCCTCGAAAAGGTTTTCTCTTACATAACTTAGGCCCAGATTTGCTTTGAATGATCTATCCTTAGCTAATTCTGGGAAGTCCAAACACATTTGTATGTAAAGAGGTTTGACCAATATTTCTTGGAAGATCGATCTTAGTCTTGTTAAGAATTTCTCAAACCTAATTTCATCCCTTTCTAGCTGATCTATACTTATTTGATAGTTAGCCGGGGTACCATTTCGGAAAGCAAACCTTGCATAAGGTATTTTCGAATCCAGTTTAAGCTTGTTATAGAAGTAAATAACATTATCCATAACATTGAAATCTGGTCCATTAGGATCAAGGGTTTCAATCTGTGGGGATTGTCCATCTTTCTCAGGGAAAAGATAATTCTTATAAAACTGAACCTTAGGCCTACCATTTACTGTTAGTTCACCCGAGGAATCATTAATTTCCATTTCCTCTTTATAGATAGACATTAGCTGTCCAAGGGTTTGCATTGCTTTTTGCTGAGACTGTGAACCAACAGGGATTACAAACTTAAGTCTGTAAGAAGCATTCATCACATTCCAAATAACCCTGGTGTTTTCCATGATTCTTAGAATGTTATAAGACCTTATAAGTCTCTCCACATAGCTTACCCTAGAAATTGTATTTCCTTTAGCATACGAAAGATAAATGATCTGCTCACTTCTGAGCTTCCTTGTCATTTTATTATCCTCTGGGTATTGTATCCAAATCTGTTGGAATTCACCATTTGGCTGCTGTTCTGTAGCGGGTTGAAGGGAGGTTGGATCTAATTCTTTAAATCCAACTATTTTCTTGCCATCAGTAGAATAAACAATCTCAAAAGCCAAAAACCCATCAATCAAAAACTGCTTAAAATATTGCCAAGCTAATATGCTTTGCTGAAAGCCAAACAGCATATACAAATTCTGATATGTCTCGTTTACCTTATCAAGCACATCAGGCTTTAGATCAATGTTAGCTAAAGACGGATAACTAAAGAAATTTTTGTCATCGTAATTGATAGCATCATCAGTAAGTGTATCCAGGATAAAATCAATTTCGCCATTCAAAGAGAATTTCCTAAGGAAGTCTCTTTTACCCATGTAGTCCTTGTCGAAGTAGGCAATATATTTTCTAACCTTCGTATCCTGATATCCAAGGGTCCAATAAAATGCGTTGTTTTCAGTAAATCCACTTCCCTGTTCGTTGAAAAAGTTAGATTCAGTAGCACCAACAGCTTGGGAATTACGAATTACCATATCTTCGTATTCCATTCCAAACCTTCCAACCTTGGATAAATTCTTATACAGGTTACCCAAGAAGGATCTTTCTGCTACATAATCTAAAAAACCTGCCATTCTATATTATTATTCTTGTGGGGGTTCTTCCGGGGTTTCCTCCGGAGATTCTTCTGGAGCTTCCTCTGCGGGTTCTTCCTCCGAAGATTTAGCCTCTTCGTCAGCTTTCTTTTTTTCCTCCTCTTTCCTTTTCTTGATAGCTTCCTTATTTGCCTTTATATCATCGTCAGTCATTCCCAAATGAGACTCAATTAGATAAGCCAATGAAAAGAAAGGCTCACCGCTATCATCGGTAAGAGCATACATACCATCAATTTGCTCTTTCTTTTTAAGCATGGTTTCTATCTCTTGATTAACCCTGAATGGATTATCAGAAACATATTCCAACCCCAGTTGACTCTTAAATAAGTAATCCTTCTCCAACTCCGGAAAATCCTTACACATTTGAATCCAAAGTGGCTTAACCAAAAGATCCTGGAAGATAGATCTAAGCCTACTAATAAACTTACCAAACCTTATTTCCTCTTTATCCAATCCTTCTGCACCATTCGAATAGTTTCCTATAGATCCACCATCAGGACCTTGGAACCTAGAAAAAGGAATTTTAGATTCCTGAACTAGCTTATCGTAGAAATAAGCAAGAGGCTGGGGATCGTTTAAGTTTGGACCAGCATTATTAATAGGTTCTATTGTTGGTGTTCCATTAACACCAGAAGGCATTAGATAATTCTTATAAAACTGTATCTTAGGTCTACCATCTACTGTTAACTCCCCACTCTCATCATTGAACCTAATATCTTCCTTATAGATACTCATAAGCTCACCCAAGGTTTGCATAGACTTCTGTGGAGATCTCGATCCAATCGGTACAGTCATTTTCATTCTGAACGATGCGTTCATAACCGACCATATTACCCTAGTGTACTCGATTATCCTAAGAATGTTGTAGGGCCTTATAAGTCTTTCGACATAGCTAATCCTAGAAACTGTGTTTCCCTTAGCAAATGATATGTAAATCACCTGGGAGTCATATAGCATCCTCCTCTTATTGATATCCTTTGGGTATTGATACCAAACACTCAAATAAGTACCATCAGGCTGCTTTTCAACAGATGGCATTAGAGTAGTTGCATCTAATTCCTTAAATCCAATAATCTTCTTACCTTTGTCATCATAAACTATTTCAAAGGCAAGAAAGCCATCGACCATTAGCTGTCTAAAGTATTGCCACCCGCTGATATCATCGCCGAAGCCGAACATGTCATACAAATTCTTATAATTCTCGTCCAGACGGTTTTTTATCTTATCCTTTACATCGGTAAGATTTAAAAATGCTGGATATGCAAAGAAGTTGTATGGGTCAAAAGTTATCGCTTCGTCACAGACAGTATCCAAGATGTACTCTATCTCAGGATTCAGAGCAAACTTCCTAAGATAATCTCTCTTTCCTGCATAATCCTTATCATAGTAGCTGATAAATTGTCTTGTGGTCGTGTCTTGTCTACCGAGAGAATAAAGCAAGCTCTCATCATCGATAGATTGCTTTTTCATAAAATCAGCTTCTATCGATCCAATGGCCTGTGAATTTTTAATGACCATATCACCATACCTCATACCAAAATTGCTGAGAGACTTTACAGACTCTCTAATCCTTTGGAATATCGGGTTCCCTTCTGGTGTTTCGTTAAATCCGGCCATTTATAAAATAAGATCTGTCTTTTGTACTTTATCTTAGAGATTTAATTTCGATCTATAATCACTATATATCCCATTAATTGATTGTCCCTCTATCATAAAATCAGAAAGATATGGGATCCTGACAAGATCAGTATAGTCCACAACCTTTATATTATTCATAAAATCGAGCTTAAATCCGGTAAGAGAAGTTTTCCACCCAGTACCGTTTAATAAAGCATCAAATGCCCTACTGATCCCTTGTATGGGAATTTGGGAAGTATATGGTAAGGACTCATTATCCTTAAATATATTATAATACTGGTTCCACAACTTAACCATAATATTACCCCTATAATCAGGGGGGATGACACCAAGATCTACAGATACCGCTATAGATCCAGATTGGAACTTCTCTTTTTTCAAAAAGATGAAAACGGGTTCCCTATCAATAAAGGGAACTTTATCAGAAATCTTGGTTTTCGTTTTATATTCGCAGGTATAGAATTTACCTGGTATGAAATCTCCATTGAATTCTAGTCTTCCACCAGAACCATTCGGTCCATATTTTTTCTTAAACAAACCATTCGATTCCTTAGAAATGCTAGAAATCGACTGTGATTCCTTTCTTAGGTCCTTAATTTGCTCTTCGAAAGGTTTCACTTGCTTTTAAATAAAAAATTCTCATCAACCACACCAAATTTGTATCCTCTAGCATCTGCCCATCTTTGTGCTGCTTTGAACTTGGCTTGGTTGGTAATCCAAATCTGCATTTTATGGTTGTAGGACTTAAGTTTCTTGAGTGTTGAATTTCCTTCAAGGATAGGTTTCTTGAAGTGCTTCTCTGGCTTGACCTCTATTATCCAGTCCTGAGTTTGCTCATCGTCCTTTAGAACTTGCATATAAAAGTCCACATTATATTGGTGTTCTTTTTTATCCAAAGGATTGTAATAAGGAATAGAGATTGGTTCAGAACTCCATTTAAGTATTTTGTCGTTAGTATCGCAATAACGACAAAACCTGAATTCCCAAGAAGATCTGCAGATTATGTTATGGACGTCACCAATGTACTTGTCCGGGTTTTGTGGAACGTATAAGCCAGACTTATAGTCCCCATTGGGTTTTATTTTCTTTATATCGGGCATGATTATACATTATATGTATTGTCATCGCCTGTTATGTAAGAGAATGGAATCGTTTTTGGTGCCTTTGGCGGATGTATTTTCTTCCACCCCTTTGCAAACCCATTTTTTGCAATTTGTGTATAATATGCAAATGGATTATTCGACTTTTCTGGATTGAACCTGTTCCAATATTTACAAAGGTCTTCCATAGCAAAAGCCATACAATCAGCTTTATCGTCTGGGTCACGGTAAGCCATCTTTTTTGAAATGCCTTGAACCATTAAACCAAACATCTCGATGGTCTCTGGTGTTAGCTCACCTTTTTCCTTTGACTCTAGAATAGCAGCCAACAGGTCTTTATTTTTTACATAAGCCTTTGCCATAACCTTATTAATACTTATATTATTTTTAGTTTAAACCTCGAGGTTAGTTTCGGCCTAGACCTTATCCTCTTCAGATCCATCTTCAGAAGAAATGAGCGTGTCTCCAGTTGGTTCTTTTCCATCTGGGGCGACGCTCATTTTATCTTTTATCTCATCGACGAAAGGCTCTGGTGTTTCAGACTGATCCTTTCCCGTTGGAGCAAAAGCCCAAACTTTACTAAGTATTTTTCTTAGTTTTTTTTTGACTCTTCGCTTTCGTCAATGTTATATCCCATTTCTGGGTTTACCTCAACATCAGTTTCAGCTTCAGTTCCTGCTGCAGGAGCTTCAGCCAATTCTTGGTTTGTCTTCATGACATCTGCTACTGCCTTTTCAGCTTTAGCAACTTCAACATCATATTCTGCTTTGTGTTCACCACCTGGTGCTACTGCAAGTTGTTGATCTGTCTTTTCAACGTCGTTGGCTTCATCAAGATTGTATCCCATTTCTTTACCAACCTCGTGATGCATTTCTTTATCTGTACCATCACCAGGAGCTGAAGCCATTTCAGGGTCTGTTTTAACCATGTCAGGATTATTCTCCTCTGCATGAGCAGCTTTTACATCATAATCTGCATGATCTCTTCCACCTGGTGCTTCTGCTAGGTTTTGATCAGTGTTTTCAACGTCTCTTTCGGATAACTCAGTGTTACCGTCAGCAGGAGCCTCAGCCATTTCAGATTCAGTAGACTCAACGTCTTCAGAATTTTCATTCACGTTGTATCCCATTTTGTCAACCAAAGAATCTTTTAACTTTATGTCATATTTGGTTTCCTTCTCGCTACCTTCTGGAGCTTCCTCTAAATTAGCATGATCTTCCTTTTCGATGTCTTTTTTACCAGCATCTTCTTGATCCTTAGCAGAAGGAGCTGCAGAAGTATTAGCCTTAAGTGTAGCAGCAGGAGTTTTATCTTTTGCAGATTCAGTTTGTTTTTCAGGAGCTACTGCCATTTCTTGCTCCTTAATTTCTTCCTGAGTCTCGTCCGCTTCTTGGTTTTCTTCACCAGCAGATTTTAATGCCTCTTCGATATCAACGATCTCGTCCATTCTGAAATCACCAGTTCTTCCGTTGTCCATAAGAACTGTATAAGATCCAGAAGTGCTATCGACTGAAATTACCTTACCAGTATTACCAGACTCTTTTACTTTCACGTAGTCGCCTACAGTAAATTTCTCGTCCTCGTTCAAGTCGTTTACCTCTGTTGCAGTTGACTCAATCTTTTCAATCTCCTCGTTAACAGCCGCCCATTTTTTCCTCAATGAAGAAAGCTCTTGCTCAAGCATGTGCTTGGCTCTGTGCATTTCTTTTGAGTTTTCGTAAAGGGGGTTTGTAGCCATTGCATGTGAAATCTTATTGATTTCATTCTCGACAATAGAAATGTTATCAATGATTTGCTTTCTATCGTTAAGCATAATAGACTTGATTCTGTTCTCGCCATCCAAGAATTCTGTTAATCCTTCAGAGATGTCGTACTTCATCAAATCCTTAACCATGTTGGTAGCTTGTGATCCGTTAACCTTAAATAGAGAATTCTCATTCATTCCCTCGTTGATCCTGTTAAGGTAAAGGTTTGAGTTCCATTTAATAAGGTTTACAGATACACCTTCAAATACCTTTGATTCCAATCTCTTAGCAAAATCCAACTCAACGATATTTTCGAAATTCTCATATAAGTTAATAAGATCTGAAACCGCTTTAGATTCATTAACTCCTAAGCTACCAGAAATCTCCAAAGCTACTTGCTTAGCAAGTTGATTAAGGTCACTGAAGTTGATCTTTGTTTCTTTCGAGTAGATAGAAACTGAATCGCTTTCTTCAACAAGCTTAAAGCTGCTGTTTCCAACATAGAAGCTAAGACCATTTTCGTTAATCTTAACCATAGAAGAATAGAAAGATTCTAATAAAGATCTAAAAGATGCTGGAAGAGCTTCAAATTCTGCTCTATTAAGCCTTTTAATTCCTTCAGAGTTTCCTTCAAAGACATTATTACCAATAGTAAACACGGTTTTACCGCCACTTACATGTACCGGAGAGTAAACTTTCTTAACTGAAGAATTTCCGTTATTAACTGGAATACTTAATTTACTTTCTGATGACTCCATCAAAGAAAGTGAATTAACAAGATTTCTAACCGTTGGGTTAAAAGACCATCTTGATAGTTCCTTCGAAAGCAAGGCAACTGATTTGTTCTCTGAAATCAACCACTTATTCAAAGATTCAGTTACTGGTGAGTAGAAATCAGCACCAGCGCTTTTCTCAATAGAGTAAAGAGCTTTAGATACCTCAATTTCAGGTAGGTGTGATTGGACTTTTTCACTAATAGCTTCTACAGCAGACTTAACTTTATTATCCCAGTTAAAGTTCTGTAGCTCCTGTACAAAGGATTCAGCAAGCAAAAACTCAGGCACATTGTTGCTTTTTAGCAAGTGTGTATATTTTTCACATAGGATCTTAACATTAGGATGCTCATAAATACCAGTTCCTTTAAGTGAAAGAATAGACTCGTAAACTCCTAAGTTGTTTACCGCTTGGGAATCAATAAAAGCCTTAGCTGCTGGATCTTTTTCAGCAACCTCTTTCAAGCTTTCTGAGATATTGCTTACCTCGTTATTGCTCTCATTCTTTTCAGCATCTACGTATGATCCTGCATTTCTTGAAGTTGATGATCCAATGCCTCCCCAAGATTCCATCAACCTTTGGGCTGCAGATTTAGATCTTTCAATTTCTTGTTGTCTGATCATCTCCATAGGATTTACAGCGCTTTCACCTTCGCTTTCCTTTACAACCTGATCAACAGATTCAAGGACCGCGGATTCATTTACGTTCTCCCCGTTTTGTATTTTATTAATATGAGATTCGCAAATAGATTTAACTTCAGGGTTAGTGGTTGTTTCCCTAAGAGTTTTTAATTGATTAAGTAAGTCCATTCTACTTGTGTTTTTTTGCTTTCTATATATCACACCTGTGATATTGAAACTTTTCCATTATATATTCCAGCTAAAGTCAAAATTTTAGAAAAAATTACCTAGCTATAATAATTTCAAGCTTTACATCAATATCAGTGTGTGGGTTGCTAAAGGTTATTCCCCCATCTTCGTATGGGAGAAAATCCTCGCTAAGATTCCAGCCGCTTTTTTCAGAATCAGTAGATCCCAATTTATCACCGGTCAAGATCATCATCTCCCCAATATTATAGGTATTTCCCCTATATGTCCAATAGATGTATTTTTTAACCTGAGGGGTTCCGTTAGTTGGTGTTGGTACCCCAGGTATAATAGGAGTTTGAGCCCCATATAATACAGGATTCTTTGGTGCTGGGTATTTTACCTTAACAGCTACCCATTTAACAAAGCCATTATCATCCCCTATATCAGTCTGGCTAATCTTTACACTCTTGTTCTTTTTTAATGTTACTTTCATCCTTGAATATGAAATGACCTCATCCTGAAGGTCACTGAAATCAAAGAAGTTCGTGATGTTGTAATCTTCCTCAAGAACAAATTTGTCCTTTCTAAAAAGGAATCCGTCTATCGGCTGCGGTGGACATATAATAGGTCTAGTTGCCATTAGCTTGCAGTTAATATTGTAAGTTTAACTGGATATTCAGTTGGATTTGAAAAAACGAATCCGCCTGTTGCTGCTCCAGTATATCCGACTTGCTCGTCGATATTAGGTAATGTTTGCCATCCCTTCCATGCAGCATCTGGCTTTACCTGCCCAGTAAGCATCATCATATCAGACATAATATTCCTATACCCAGAATTGTAATGCCAGTATAAAAGCCTTTGGTCCTCAACTGCATCCGCTTTGTAATGAGCCCTGGCCATCAACAAGCTTACTTCACCCAATGTTGTGTCAAAATCACCAGGATCCAAATTTATTGAAGCATCTGGTGATATAACAAAGGTTTGCTTTTGGTAGCTTGAAAAGGACTGGAGTGGGTGGAAGTACTCAGATAAATCCAATTTCTCCTCTATCTCAGCCTGATATGTTACGTTTAGCGAGGTTTGAAATATTCTAACTTCATGAGGATCATTATAGTTGGAGAAAGTAAGGTTTACTCTCTTCAGTGATCCAGGATCGTTTGCAATTAATGTGTATTTAGTATTCCACGGACCGGACTGCCCTGTTGTTAAAGCAGGATTACTATCACCATAACCAAAGGGGGTACCAGATCCGGTACCTCCGTTACTGGACCCGCCTCCAAATATTTCAAAGCTATCACCTATGTTTGCGCTCATATTAAAGCTTAGTTGGGTTTAAATTAGGATCATCTGGGGTTTTAACACTAGGAGTTCTTTTTCTAGTGGCTGTTTCCTTATTCGAATTCACATTAACTACCTCAACGTTATCCTGAACTATCGGTTTCTTTTCTGCTTCTTTGTCCTCCTCTACTTTATCAGATTCAGCAGCATCTTCAGATTGGAGTGTTTCCCCTTGTAAATTTATTAAGCTCAAATGCGAGTCATAAATTAAAGGTTCACTTATATCCTGAAGTTCACTCTCGTGAGAATCTTCATCCTGTGAATCGATTTCAGTAGTTTCGTGTTCTTTAGAATTGGAAACTTCATTCTCTTCAGGTTTTATGTAATCAACCAATGACTTAATAAAGCCCAAAGCCACTATCGGTAGAATAGCACCAGAAACTATAGAAAGAACTCTCTTTTGGAATATTTCCTCTTCCTCAATCAGACCGAAAAGCTCAGACCAAGAGGTATAATCACCAAGATTTACAAAGGCATAATAGGTATTACCCATTGCTTGCATTGCAGTTAAAAGGATAAACAAGAACCACACCAG